AGTTTTTATATGATACTGCTGACGCAGCAAATTTATTAAACAAATCTTCAAATTTAGGAAGAAACATACTATGCAAATCTACAGGAAATGTTCTTTCATTTATAACTAAATGTTGTATCCATTTTTTCCATTGTTCTGCTGTTTTAGGCAGCATTTTATCTTTAGCGTCAACTTGTAATTTGTTTTTAATAAAACGTGAAAACCCTTCACCATTTGATGGCGGCAAATCGGTAGTAAGACCTTTAAGGCGTTTATATTGTTCTAATCTATCAAAATACTGTTTACTTTTAGGGATAAAAGTTTTATCCATTTGGCTTTGATGAAATTGTTTTAAGCTATCCCAAATGCCCTCAAGTATTTTAGTATTAAACTCATTAAATCTCATCTTTTTTCCTAACACTTCTAGCAAACTTAGCAGTGTCTTTGTTTTTAATTGCGCTCAATAAACGCTTTTCCAATAACTCAGCCTTGTCACTGCTATAATGTTTATTAATAAGTTCAAGCAAATTAATAGCACTTACAATTAAGTTATTAGCACGGTTTTCTATGATATGATTAATATCACGATAATTACCAACGCTTTCTAGTTCTTCTAAGAGACTGCGAGTTTTCTTTTGCATAACTAATCCTATAGTGTATTTATCGGTTTAGTTCTTAAGTTGATTTAACAATGACTTAAGTTTTGCGCTTTTAACTTCACCCTGTACATTCTTTACTACGGGTTCTACATTATCAGTTACAGTGCTAGCCGCTTTAATTTGTTTCATAATGTCGTTACCTGACTGCTGCACTACGTCATCATTAGTATTATTGTCACTTTCTGGATCAGTAATACGCAATGTCTCTACGTCAAACGCAAGTTCAATCTTCTGACCTACACCAGAACTACTACGAGTTTTCATTAATTGTAACTGATATTGACCACGTTCACGCATACTGCGACTTGTAAAAATACCGAATACGTTATCAGCAGTATTGATTTTACTGATACCACCTGAAATATGACTATGATCAAATTCGATTTCTTCTACCGCAGCACGATTTAACTGACTGGCGGTTACAAACAATACGTTTAATTCTTTTGCCAAGTTACGCAATTCTTCACTAACATATTTGTCTTTGACAAACAAATCGCTGGGGCTTACTTTTACACTGACTGGCATCAATAAGTCAAGATAATCTACACATAAAAAGTCAACACGTTTGCCTGTTTTTATTTGTAATTCTTTACAATAAGCACGTATGTCATTGACCGTACTTTGTGCGGGCATATATTTGATACGCAATTGCCCACATTTTTTACTCATCATTTTAATTTTCATTTCAACGTTATCAAGATCACGGAATACTTCACGACTGCTTGTATCAGTCATCATACTATCAAGACGCAATGAACTTAGACCTTCACTTAATTCTAATGTAATATAGACACCATTGAGCCCTGCTGTGACCCAGTTAACAGCAAGATTTTGCATAAACAAACTTTTACCAGAACCTGAGCCACCAGCAAAGATTTGTAGTTCGCCACGATTGACCCCGCCATATAGTTTCTTATCCATGCTAGGCCAACCTGTGCTAACCTGACCATTGCTGCTTTTAAGTGTCATCAATCTAGCACGAGGATCAGCAAAGTAATCAGTACCAAGATCACGCTGTAAACTAATTTGAACCGCGTCTTTGATTAGTTTTTCTACTGGATCATATTCGCCTTTTTCTAATAAGTCTGCGGATTTTAAGATAGCCCTTTCAAGTTCTTGTCGTTTTGTAAATGACTCAAATTCTTCTAAAAACCAATTATAATGTCCTTCAGTTAAATCTTCTACTGTTTCAATAGTCTGCCCAGTCGTTGCTTTTATTTGTGTAGGATCAGGCATTACATTATAATTTTTAGTATGGTCTACAATAAATTCTGCTACTGGTCTAATAGTTTTATCGAAGTTTTTTGGATTCATGATATTCATAACGCGAGTATACAACTCTGCGTTTGTAACCATCATTTGTAAAAATAATTTTTGTACTTCAACATTATAATCGTTTAGCAATCTCTTTTCTCCTCATTTCGATCTTTATCTTACTAGTAGTTTCATTTTGCAATATACTTAGTAATGTAGCGAGTTTACCATATTTTACTACAGCATCATTAACATCTTTAACGTGCCAGTCTGGCAAACTAACACTATATCCCAATTCTAATGCTCTATCGCAAATCTCTAATCCTGTTTTATCCTGATCAGGTACTACAATAATCTTTCTATTAAGATTGTTTAATAATGTAGCCTGTTCGTCACTGATTGCATTATGTGTTAATGCACATCCATTAATGCTCAATGCGTCAAATATACCTTCAACCACTATGCAAAATTGATAATCACTTTTTTGCAAATCATAGCCAAACAAATATCCTGATTGTTGTTCACTTATAAATTTAGGTTTTCTATCATCTAAAAATCTACTTGTATGACCAACAATTTTATTTTCATGTGTAAAGGGTATGATAACTCTATTGCTATTACGTCCTTCAATGTGAGGTGTTACTAAGAAGGGATAATCAGATATAGTTATTCCTCGCTTATGCAGATAATCAACGTATACTTTGTGTTTTGGATTATTTACATCAACTAGTTCACCTTCAGGCAACTCTGTTTCTTTAAATTTTACTTTTTTCTTTTCACGCTGTTTATCAGTAAAATCTAATAAATCTTTGTGTTGTAAACTTTCAAAATTCCATCTAGTGATTTGATCATTATCAATGCCAATCCAAGTTAATAACTGTTTAGTATTTTTAGTTAATGGTTTGCCCAATACAAAGCCACATTTGAAGTCACAATTGAAACAATGATATGTCCATTTATTAGGACCATCAGTTATTATTCCGCCTCGCATACGACGGTCTTCTTTATGCCCGCGATTAACACAGCATGGGGCGTTAAAACTTTGCCAACCGCTGCTTGTCTTTTTCTTTTTACCAGGAATAAGGCTCAATATCTCAAACATCTAGATATTATAACTTATTGAATTATATAAGTAAAGTTATCTGGCGTAGATATTGCTTACAATATTTGTACCATTTGCTACATTGGCTGCGTTACAAGTAAAACCCATGCGAACATATGGAAAGAATCCTTCTAACACATATCCAATGGTATCAGTTATATTACTGTATGCATAGTTTGTAATGGGCGCCCATTCACCGTTGCCACTACAACTACCCTCAATAGTTACATTACCAGTAAACTCATAATATTGCGTTTGCAATGTTATTATTGGGTTATTATCATTGGTAATTACGCTACTATAGAATGTAGTAATATTATTCAAATCTGTGTAAATGTCGGTTGTATAATTGCGTATATTTGGGAAACCCTGAGCAGTTGGTATACTTACACTTAAACTAGGCACTACACTTGGTAATGTGCTATTTACTATGTTAAGATCGCCACGTGACGCGGCATCTTGGTTAACATATACAGGATAATTATTAGAACCATCTGGACTAGGTATACTTAATGTGTAAAAACAAGCCTGCGCATTAACTGGAACTAACGTACTTGCTGCTAGATTTAATTGCATAATACCATTAGCGGGAAATACTGGATCAAGACTTTGCTGAAATAGTATGGTACTACCTGTTTGATCAATTGCTCTAAATGTAATTTCAAGATTGGTTACATCTACGGGTTTCTGATCTTGGTTTAAGAATTGAAATTGTAATTGATTATCAACTCCTTTGGCAAGTGTCAAAGGCTTACTATAAACTGGCATAAATCTCCTTGTAGAAAGACCCTGTAGTGTAATAACTATATTACGTTGTATGAATAAAAATACTGCTGTTGAATACACTTTATCTGTCTCTCCTTACTTTTATTTATATTTTTTTAAGATTGGGAAAAAATGTGTAAATACATTTTAATAATGGTAGACAAAGATTTTTTTCAAAAATTAAGTGATAATCATCCGTTTATAACGGTTTGTAGTTACGCGGGGCAAGACTATGTTGGCATAGTGCAAAACCGTGACGAATTAGTAACCACTATATATGATTATGGAAGTATAGTTGATCAAAATCTTAAAAACCGCTTTCTAGAAATGGGCGAAACTTGGTGGTGGGAAAGCAATAGAACTATACCAATTAATCTATTTTTAAAGAGTGAATGGGACCCATTTAAGACATTTTTACGCACATTTGCTAACAAAAGTCTAATTATTCTTCATGGTCCAGTAGTTAGCATCAGTGAAATCAACAAACGCCGTATCAAACGCCGTAGCATTACATTAGTCAAACGTATGCCCTGATTCTAGTAAGTTCATATGAACCACAACTAGATGTGCATAAGCAAGACTGTGACTTTTCTTAAATGTATACCCAGTATCGTCTTTTTCCCATACAGTTTTAGCAACTTCTTTCCATGTTAACCCAATTAAGTGTTTTTTAGCAGGTCTGATAATGGCTAAAAACATAGCAAGTCTGGGTATGCTGTTAATGGGTTCGGGCATTTTTCTTATGCTATTATAATGATTGCCCAAATGAACTAGTTTTTCTACAAAAATAGGATCAGTTAATTTAGCCCAATTGGGTTCAGACATTAACTCAACTAAATGTTGTTCGTCACGTACAGCCTTATATACAGACACGTTAAGCAAATCAAGTTTAAAATACCCTCGCTTATCTGCCTCATTATAATCGATACTTGCCATGTCACGCACTGGATCATAGGGAATATCAGTAATGTAAATCCCTGTTGCATGTTTACGTATGGGACTTTGATGAATCTTTAATTGTGACGTTTTGGCATTTAACATAGCAGCAGGAATATGCTTTATTTTAGACAACAATAAATCACGATCAGCAATATCAATGTCAACGTCACTATCAATCTTCATACACGATCACCAGCCACGATCACCAGGAATATCACCATAAATTTCATAACAATCTTCAAAACTATTACACCCTAATGGTAACCAAGGGTTTTCATAAGTATAATTATTATGTTTTAAAATTTCTGAACACGGAATATTAAATTGTTTTGCAAACTTATCTGCATCTTTTTTAAATTTAAAATAAATTTCAGCAGCACCATAATCGCCGTCAACTAACGCAATTTCCACTATGTTTTTCATTTTTTCCATTCCTTCCATTGAACCCAGAATAAATTTTGTTTCTTCTTCGTCAGATTTAAAAGAATAGAGTACTGAATATACTTTCATCGTGGTTGCACCAATCCTGCTTTCATTAATTTCATATAAGCCTGTTGAACAACAATGGCTTGTCGTTCAGCATCGTCTGCCGCACTGTGTTTTGTAACATAGCCACCATCTTTTAATTTAACATTTGCAATTTCATAAAGTGTGCGCGTGTCACGTACTTTGTAAAACTGCCAGGGTATTGGATTAGTGTATTCAGTTAATGCTTGTCTAAATGCACTTTCACAACATACTATATCATATGATGCACCGTTACTCCATACACAATTGCGATTCCAACAAAATTGGTATAGTTGTTCCATACAATCATGCAAACTCATTCTGCCTTCTTCACCTAAAGCCTCTTCTAATGCCTGAGGGTTTTGTTCTGCCCACCAATTAATTGTACCATCATCAATTTTACGGTTGTATACTTCAGTTTGATCTTCAATTGTTGGTTTTAATAACAAACGTTCAAGTATTCCATTCCCACGTGGGTCAAAACTTACAGCGCCAATAGTTAATATAACACATTCAGGTGTTAAATCTAGCGACTCAATATCCAACATAATATCATTACTCAATTTTATCTCCTTTTATCTTTTTAGACTTACAGTTGTCTCCGTGCCACCTATTATAATTAGGAAGTTGAAAAATGTTACCGCAATGGTCGCATTTGACTCTTTTCATATTTTCAACTAATTTCGGTATTTCTCTTGCAAGTTTATTTGGATTGTCTTTGCATCTTTCGCCGTGCCATCTTTTATAGTTACCTTCTCCTTTAACTGTATAATATCATTTGCCATTGCTTGTCCATATATTGTCTATAACACGTACTTCATCTATAAGACTATTATCCAAATAATTAATTGCTAGTGCGGTTCTATTATTATTTGAGTTATTACTCATACTACTATGTAATACTCTACAATTATACATTAACACACTGCCACGACTTAAGTCAAACTGTTTGGCATTTTCTTTGAACCAACGTGTGTATTTCCCACTATAGCAATCTACAATATCAAAGTCACGCTTTTGACTATATGGAACAAGTCCAGTAACGCCGTTTTCAATGGTCATATCTTCTAATGCTACAATACATTGTATGCCAAGTAACCTATTGTCAAAGTTATATTTCTTAAATCTATGTGGCGTATCTATATGTGGGTTACAATATTCTGTGTTGCTAACAATAGTTACGTAATCACTGCTATATAAATCTAGTGTGTTACTTACAGACTTAATAAAAGGAATTAAAAAGGCATGTATAATTTTAGTACAGTCACTGTCTATTTGTGTATCACTCCAATACACAGCAATATTGTTAAGTAATTTGCAATTTTCTTTTTCTGCATATTGTAAATCAACAGTACTGGCACGAACCATACTTGTAGAACTGTGTTTTTGTAATGCTGGTGAGGTAACACTTTCAGTCAATATTTGCTCTAATATTACGTAGCCTTCACCTTCAATTAATTTTTGCTTTATTGTTTGCATTACTCACACAATTTATAATACATATAAACTTTCTCGTTCATAATAATATGATTATTTACTTTGAACCATGTACTGTTTTTAGGGTTTCCAAAATGTTTTTGACACCATTGTTCTATACGTTTATTAAATGGCATTTTCCAAAATTTTCTATCTTCTACAGTCACGTATTAATA